ATTGTTGTCAAGGGATTCTTGTTGCAACTTTATTAAATGGGTGGGTTGTATAGTATAATCGATATCCAAGAAAATCAACCATTCAGTATTTGCCAATCTTGCACCAAGATTGCGACATCCATGACTATTAAATCCGATATCTTTTGTTACTCTATACAGAGAGAAATCTATGTTATCTGAAAGTGAAACACCCCGCAAGACTTCCTCGGCAGGAACCTCTTGGGAACCATCGTCGATTAGGATAATCTTGATCGGGGTGTTGTAAACGTTCCACCTCTCGAGTTGGGTCTCGAGAAGCGAACGTTCGTTATAGTAAGTATGGATTATAGTAAATTGATTCATCCAACAATCTGTTGAAGTTCTTCTGTAGCATCAATTTCAGTTAGGTCGATGGCAGGAAATTCAATCTGCTCAGTCAAACTATATTGTAAATACTCATTATGGGTAGCATTCTGGTCAAGATACAATTGCCAACCAGAAAGAGTTTCGTGGAACTGCTTGGTGTGCGTTTCGACTAAATGTGCCTTTTCTTGACACACTCGAGCAATCTGCTCTAGTGTTGGTTCTTCATCGAATCGAGCAAGGATATATTCTTTAGACCCAACGGTTTTCCACAGTGGCATATCTTCAGTTGCGGAATTTGCCCACAGTGCAGTGGTAATTACCAATTTTAGTTTTAGCGGTTCATTTGTTTGTTCAGTCATATATTCATTCCCTAGTTAAAATGGTGATCTCGAGAGGATTCGAACCTCTGACCTAATGCTTAGAAGGCACTTGCTCTATCCAGCTGAGCTACGAGACCAATTCAATAATTACTTATACTATATTTTTCACACAAAATCAAGTGTTTTTTATCGAATATCTTTTCTTTCTGGATAATTAAACCATCCAGTTGCAATATATTTATTACCGATAAGATCGGGTGCTGCTCTATGGCGATGAGTGAAACCTGCGGGCCAAATAAGCAAGGTGCCAACCTCAGGTTTTACCGCAAGATCTTGATATTGAAACTCTGTTTTACCTCCCGTTTCTACGGTGTTTAGGTAAATCATCCAAACTGCGAACCTACCTCGGTAGTGTTCCCCAGATCCTTGCTCGTGATGCCATGTATGAAATCCACCGCCAGTTTCCGATCGTTGCAATTTCCATGTAGAATTAAACAATTCAATAAATGCTCGACCTCCAGCATTATATTTTTTGTTGTATTGTCGCCAACCAATGTGAACAGCGTCAACAATAGAATCTTCCAATAACTTCAGAGAACCATATCTCCCAGTAAAGATATTCCAATCTGTTCGAGTCGAATCGTCAGATAGTATACAGGAAGCACCTGGATCTGGACGAGATATAATTTCGTCCATGGTGTCGCAAACCTGTTTACATTTTTCTGCACTTAGTGCATTAGGATATGATTCTATAAAATTCATTAGAAATTAAACTTCGAAAAGTCCCTCTGTTGACGTTGACCAATTGTAGTTTTCTCGAACACTGGCAGATCGTCTTGACCTGAATCCATAATTCCCTTTTGGGCAGATTCTTCTAAATCATACAGACGCATCTTACCGCGATCGATACCAACCATGAACCTCTTATTTAGTCCTGGATCATTGTAGCGATTTTTCAACTGCTTGACCATCAGTTGTCCCATCTTCTCGAGTTCTTCGGTAGAGATGAGAGCAAACATCAAGTCGGCAGTTGCAGGTAGACCAAACGATTCTGAGGTATCAGTCAATTCAACATCACTGTTGGCATAACCACCACGAGTAGTTTGAGTGGCAGAAACAACAGGTAAATCAAACTCAACTGCGAACCCACGAAGTTCTTCGGCGATTGCCTTCACATATGTATAAGAGTTTACACCTGCTCCTGGTTTGAACCTACTCGACGCACAGATGTTAAGATAATCAACGAACACAATATCAGGAGCAAAGTTACGCTTCAACATTAACTCATTCAATAGTGCTTTGAAATGCCCAACGTGTGCAGATGCAGTCGGATATTCCTTGATGATTAACTTACCCTCAGTCTTGTTTCGAATTTTATCGATTCGAGTATCAAACATAGAACGTGAGAGATCTTTCAACTCGCCGATGTTCACGTTCATCATGTTCGCATCGATACGCTCGGCAATCTTCTCTTCACTCATTTCCATGGTAATGTAGAGAACGTTCTTGCCTTGTGCCAATGCTCCCGATGCCATATGACACATGAACAGCGACTTACCAACACCAGTACCAGCAAGTGCAATATTCAGAGTCTTGTTCGGAAGACCGCCACCTGTAATCTTGTTGAACATTTCAAGATCGAATGGCAACTTGTTTTCTTCGCGATGATAGAAGTCAAATCGCGACTCGGAATTATCTAGATAATCGTGACCAACATTATTATCGAAGCAAATTCCCAATGCTTCCTGCAAGATGGAAGGGATACCATCCTGAGAATGCTCTTTGTCTCCGCCATCAATAATCTGAATTGACTTCATGATTGCATTGTAGACTGCTTTGTCTTTACAGAACTTCTCAGTTTCCTCGAGCAACCACTTATCATTGACTTCGAGATCTGAATCCATCTGCGTCAACTTCTCGTTGAGGTTCTTGAAGTCATTTTCGTTTACACTAGTATCATTTTGTGCGGCAATCTCAATTGCCTCGATTGTTGGCAGAGAATTATACTTGTTAATAAATGCGCTCATGTAGTTGAACAGTTTACGCTCGGAACTATCATGAAAATATTCATCCCGTAAGAAGGGAATAATCTTACGGGTATAGTCCTCGTCTGAGAACATTTTACTTAGAATTATTGTCTCAATCTTCTTCAACAATGTTTACATCCTCAAATTCTGGGTCATATTCAGCGCAAATCTTTTCACAGCATGGTTCGCAAATGTAAGTTTCAAATGGAATACCATTTTCCTCACCATGCAGGCAGAGTGCGGGATCGTTTTTTATGTCGATCCCGCACCCGCAATGCTCACAGGTTTTCGTAGTCTTCTGAAATATCTTCGTCAGAAATGTCCACATTATCATTCTCCATCATTTGTCCACCTGCCATGCGATAGCGACTTTCGATCCACTCACCGAATGTCTTATCAGTCAGAACTGGCATCCAGAATTCCTTGTTGTAAGTATCATTCAAGCGATACTTCTTTTCTTCGCCAACTCGCTGATACCAACCGTTGTTCGGTTTAACCACATGTCCTGACTCGAGTGCCATGTCTAGTAGACCAGACCATTTACTGATGCCACCTTCGAAGGTAACTTCAATAGGAATCCTGGACTTCTCACGAACATAACGAGACTTCTCGACGTTAATGATGAAGTTATACCCAACAATTTCGGTGCCAGTCTTTTCTTGTTGACGACCAATGATGAAGATGTTATCGGCAGAGTAGTAGATACCAGTTCCGCCCGACACGATTGCCTTGGGGAACATACCAATTTCCATGTAAGTATGATTGACAACAACCATCGGAATATCCTTGATGGTAAGATGTGGTGTAATCATACGGAACAGTGACTTCATCTGCTTTGCACGAGTCATATCTGCAACCGACTTACCGTCGAGTGCATCATCGACTTCCTTCTTCGATGCCAAGTTACCAACAGAGTCAACAACAATCATGACACGATCCTTGCGCTCAAGTTCGTTGACTTGCTTCATGATATCATGCTTCAACTGCTCGATGTCAGTGATGGGAGTATGAACAACCTTTTCAGTGTCAATACCAAAGTTCTCAAAGTATGACTGCGGAGCGCCAAACTCTGAGTCGTAGAACAGAACAACACCATCGTCATACTTGTCCAAGAAACTCTTGACCAGCATCATTGCGAATGCAGTCTTAAAGTGTTTCGATGGACCAGCAAAGATGGTCAATCCTGGCGTCAGACCACCGTCCAACTTACCCGAAAGCGCAACGTTCAGTGCAGGAACTGCAGTCTGAATTAGATCTTTCGTACTAAACAACTTACTCTCAGAGAGAACATTAGTCTCTTTAATAGTGCTGTTCTTTTTAATTCTTTCAATCAAATCGCTCATGTAAATAAATCCTCCAGTGATGCTGTTACTTCGGTCTTCCAACCAAGACCTTCGATAATTTGTTTAATTGGTTCCAAGAAACTCTTTTCGAACATTGTATTATAATCTATATACCTATCTAAGTCAAGCTCTTTTGGAATCTTTCCAATAAAAGCAATACAATTTTCTCGAATATGATTAGGTTCTTTCAAGTAGACAAACTTAATCTTCTCGCCTTCTTGAATTACTTCATATTTCTTATCTAGTTTATTCTTACGTAAAAGGTGGTTATACATTAACGCACCTCGAACATGCATAGGTGTTCCCTTGGCATAAATGTCTGCACCAGAAGTATACTTCATAAGACCATTTACACCACGAGGGAATGCAATTTGCTCTGGTTCAAACTTATTGAACAACATACGAGTATGCTCAATAAAACCCTGTAGAGTTTTCTCGTCGGTTGTCAGTGCCAGTCTTACTGCTTCCTTGAGACTTTCTCGAACAGGAGCAGGAGTCGAGGAACGAACAATTTCGAGACCCATGACTTTGAGTTTTGGATCTTTGTATCGGACGCCTTCGTTATCGTAGACATTGAGCGCATACCTTTTCTTTGCAACCCAGAGACCACGTTCCGCGATTGCCTCACGTTTGAAGATAATCTTCTTTTGAAATGCGTTCGTGTAGTCCGCAAGTTGATCGCAACTTTTGTTGATTGTCTCTGTGATTTTCTCTTCGCAGATTTTATCGAGAACATCAATGAGTTTATCGCGATCGAGATTGCCATAATACTTACGAACAAGAGGGTCCAAGGAAATGTAACAAGAATCAGTATCAGAGTAGAAAGAGTAGTTGTGTCCATTAGTTCCCACGACCTTGTTAAGATATTCGTTCAATGCTTCGCCGACTTTACGGATGATAAACTGACCAGTCATTGTGATTCCCTCGGCAATACGAGAATCATAATAACGGAAGTATTCGTTACCCCATGCACCGAACAACGAGTTCAACTGAATCTTTCTTGCCATCTGAAAGTTGTTATACTTTGAGATGTCATTCTTCAGTTTGGGATTCTTAGTTTGTTCGTATTCTTTCTCTGCTGCAATCATCAGTTTCTTGTACCGTTGACGATCGTCGAAGAACTTCTGAACAATCTCAGGGAACTTGCCTTGCTTGTCACGAGTATAGCAGTAACCATTCGAAGTCATGGTATAGTCTTTGTCTTTAAGATCGGAAAGATCGTATCGATTTTCCAACAAACCATTTACCGTGGTATCTTTGACCTCACCTTGAACAAACGTTTCGGGTGACTGATTATACTGCATAATGATTGATGGATACAGCGAAGTAGCATCAAAGGAAACCACCCAGTCATACTGTCCTGGTTTTGGTTCCTGAACATATGCACCTTCAATCTGTCGTCCACGATTCTCTTTCTTCTGAGGAATCTGGATATTCTGATTGTGAAGGTGATTGTAGATGATACAATCCCAAGTGCGAACCTGAGAGAACACATCGTTGAAGTTGCACTTAGCATCGTATGCCATCGTGAGAATCAGTTCAATCAACTTCATCTTGTGCTCAAGCGCATCAACGATCTCAACATCTCGAACGTTATACTCTACAAATTTCTGCCAGTCCTTGACATAAAATTCGCGGAAACTCTCATACGGATTTTCCATCTTTTTGAGACCAAGTTCAACCTCGCCGATGTAGTCGAGTTTATAACTTTCCCGACGAACATAGGTAAACTTCTTATAGAGATCGATGTAATCGATAATCGCAACACCCGTGATATCATACGAGACATGTTCACGACCCATGATTGTTACGTTCTTGCGGCGGACAAGACCCCATGGAGAAAACTTTTTCTTCATGGTTGTATCATCCTCGGAGCAGAACAACCGTTCAACACGAGAGATTAGATATGCAATATCAAATAGGTCACAGTTCCAACCTGTAATAATGTCAGGGTAATTTTCAGAATAGAAACGCAGAAAGGTTTCTAGTAGGTCGCGCTCATTGTCACACTTGACATACAAGAACCTGTTGCCTTGGGCGCGAAGATTCTCGATTTCCTCGCACTTGTCATCAAACTCACCACAACCGAATGTGATAATCTGACGAGTGACGAGATTCTTGACCGTGATCAGGAGAACTTCTTCAATCGGATTTTGAACATCAGGAAACCCATG